GCTGTACGTAAAGCTAAACTGTACTACCTGCGTGAGCGTACTGGTAAGTCTGCTCGTATTAAAGAGCGTCTGAACTAAGAACGCATATCACGCGACATCCAAAGCGTGTTATAGAACAAGGGGTTAGCTTAATGCTGACCCCTTTTTTTGTTTCAGTGTCCATAGAATGTCCACGCAGATCGCGTAATGTCCACGAATGACCACGGTAGAAGAATAAAAAAAACCTGCCGAAGCAGGTTATAGCCAAAGATTGCCTTGATTGTACTTAGAAGGGTGGGGCGGGGCTGGCACTATTTCGCCAGGCTTAACGATGAATCTGGCGAGGCTTTCATGCGTTACGAACGTGCAACCACAATTGATGTTCTGGCATTGGTGATACCTCTCTTTCGTTTCAGTGCTCAGGTATCGGCTTGATCTTGCATGTGAGGCATCCTGACATAATGGGCAGTGCATCATAGTGTTATCCCTCATTTGTAACCTGAGGGGATGATAAATCTTCATCTTACATTTGCAAGTTATTGTTTGCTTTTTTTAACCATCATCGACTTCATACTCAACATCTGAAATCTTAACCTCAAGCTCTAAGCCCGTCGTGTAGCCGTACCCGTTGAGGTAATGCACCACCCGACTGATGACCCACGCCTGCTCGTCGATGACGCGCTTAAACCCTTTAACCGCCACCGGCGTTTCAGGAAATAAATCAGCACGGCCAGTCGCCAGCGAGATTGAAAACTCCGCCACCCCGCGCTGTAGTTTGTCCCACTTCGCCTGAGCTGCTCGCATCGCCTGCGCCTTTGTCGCAAAGATGGTCGTCAGCTCCAGCACATTGTCAGACTCACCGGCCATATACTCCCCCTCCCGCGCTTCCTGCTCCTTTTTCGCCTGGCTCTTTGCCGGTACTTTGACGGCTTTAGGATGCTGCAGCGCGCGCAGATGCTTCTCTTTCGGCTTGCGTTTGAGCTTCACCTTTTGCTTTTGCGGTTTCGGGTCTTTGGTGTGCAGCCATTTCGCCGTGACGCCGGTGTAAGCCTCGCGGTCAGCAATGGCGAACTGATGCCGATCGCCGTCGCCACGCTCGACGGTCATTTGCGGGATAGGCTTGCCGCTGGCCGTCACCGCGCTACCGGATTTCAGGAATAGTAATTTGCCGTATTTCACCGACACTGATGCGCCGTTACGCTCCGCCAGTCGGGCGAGAAACGCCGCGTCGGATTCCTGCGACTGGTCGATATGCGGCACAGCAATCCCTTTCAGGGTATCAGCCACGCTGGCCGTGAGTTTGTTGCGCTGCGCGATGGTATCGACAATCACCCCGATCGTGGTGTCATGCCACGATTGCTCGCGGCGTGAGTTGAGCGTCCCGCGAAAATCGGCACTGCGCCCCCGGATAGTCAGCGTATCGGGCGCGCCCCGGTGCTCGATTTCATCGACCGTAAAGGTTCCCTTGTTCAGCAGCGCGGAGCCCTGCCAGCCCAGCCACAGCGTCAGTGAAGCACCGCGCTGTGGCAGCTCGACCAGCCCGTCGGCATCATCGAGCTCGATATCGAGCTGGTCAGCTTCGAATCCGCGATTGTCCGTCATGGTCAGGCTGATGAGCCGGTTGCTGAAATTCTGCGTGATATCCGTACCATCGAGCGTGAGCATATACGCAGGTGCGATGCGCGCCCCGGCCTGCACGTTCATTCCCGTTATCATCCCGTCAGCCCTCCGAGCCAGTTACCAGCAGAGGTGACCAGACTGTCAGCCTGCGTTTTCAGGTCGCCATAAATCGCCGCGAGCGAATCATCGACGCGTTTCAGCGACAGGCTAAACTCGATTTTGCGCGCCTGGCCATCGCTGAAAAGCTCGGTGTGGGTGTGGGTCACTTTCTCGATGACATACATCCCGAGGATCATGCCCGTCCCGTCAATCAGCGGCCATGCGCGCCCCTCGTCAGCCATCAGTTCGACCGCTGTCAGCGACAGGCGACCGCCGGTAATTTCAGGGTAAAGCGTGCCCGACAGGGTGCGGGAGGTCTCCCCCTCCCCGAGAAACTGATACGCCGGTGGCTTGCCGATGCGGTCGTTTGACGCCCAGCGATAATCCTTCGAATACTGCATCGACTGATACGGCAGGGTGTGCCGTTCAAACACAAAAAAGCCCAGCACCATTAACATATTTTCCCCTCCCTTAATCGTGTCTCATGTTGGATCGCTGGCGCGCACGTTTCTCACGGTCAACCTTCTCGACGGCGTCGCGCAGCTGACGGTCAAGGTCACTGCCCGGCGCAGCGCCACCCTGCAGGGTGATGTTGTATTCGCTTTTACTCTGGTCGATGTAAGACCGCCCGGCGGGAGCCGTTACCGGCTGATACGCCTGATAACCGCCGTAGCTCGCAGTCGCCGGGATATACCCGCCACCCGGCGCGGTCTTGTCCGCTTTCGCGGCAGTCTGGTCGAGGTCGCTGGATTCCTTTTTGATGATCCCGAGCTTTTCCAGCAGCCAGCCAACTTTACCGCTCAGACTGTTGAAGATATTCAGCGGAGCCATCAGCGCATCGGCGAGGGCTTTACCAAACATTACCCCGACATTTTTGCAGCTCTCCAGCGTCTCCTGCGTGGCTTTCACCGGCGCAAGCAGGTCTTTAAACCACTTCCAGACGACACCGAGCTTTTCCGCGATGGCATCAAACACCGGCGCGAGCGGGGCAAACATTTCTTCGACAGGCGCAAAAGCCGCCTTGAGTGCTTCCACCACGCCTGAGAAAAAGGCGCTTATCGGCTCCCAGTATTTACGGATCAGCAGCGCACCGGCCACGACAGCCGCGACCACGGCCACCACCGGCAAACTGATTGCACCAATGGCCGTCACAATCGCACCGCCGACCGTGCTGAATACCACGCCCAGCACACCAGCGGCGGCAATGATGGCATTAATCCCCATCACTACCGGCCACGCGACGAGGCCAATCCCGCCCATTACGCCAATCAGCGCCAGCGCGCCGCCGACCACCACACCGATAGTGGTCGCCAGTCCCTTATTTTTTGTGATCCAGCCATCGAGCCTGAGCACATACTGCGTCGCCGTCTGCGTCAGTCTGCGCAGTGAGCCCTCCTGCTGGTCAAACAGGTCAGTGCCGACCGCCTCATACGCCGACTGAAACTCTTTAAAGTCGCCGCCGAGGTTATCCTGCATGATTTTGACCAGTTCCTCGGTTTTACCGTCCGAGGCTTTAAACGCTGCGGTGAGCTGGTCGAGTTTGCCGGTCGACGCGGCGGCCATCAGTACCGCCGCTGACGAGCTGGCTTCCTCACCAAAAATGGTTTTCATGTATTCGGCTTTCTGGCCGGTGCCGAGATTATTCTTCTCAAAACTGCGCTGCATTTCTTTCAGGATGGAAAATATCGGGCGCGTGTTTCCCTTGCTGTCCGACGTTTTCACCCCGAGCTCTTTGATGGCGTCATACGCTTTACCGGTCGGTGCCTGCAGGCGACTCAGTACCGCACGGCTCCCCGTTCCCGCCATCGAGCCGGTGATTTTGGAGTCATGCAGCGCGCCCACCATCGCGGCGGTTTCCTCGATACTCACCCCGGCATTTTTCGCCACCGGCGCGGCATACGTCAGCGCATCACTCAGCCCGTCAAAGTCGGCGGCGGTTTTGTTCATCGTCATCGAGAGCACGTCGCCAATGTGCGCGACCTTGTCGTTGGAAAGCTGAAACGCGGATTTCATCCCGGTCAGCAGCGCGGCGTTCTCTTCCATCGAGCGTTGATTCGACAGCGCCATGTTCAGCGTGACCGGCGTCGCCGCCTGAATGGCCGCCGCGTCGCCCCCGCTTTTGGCAATGATGATTTGCGCGCTGGCCGCGTCATCAGCAGAGGCAGCAGTATTGTCGCCGAGCTGTCGCGCCTGTTTGCGCAGCGCCTGCATTTCGGGCGACTGCTTTTCGACGCCGAGCACGGCCTGCAGCTCAGAGTTTTTCTGCGCAAAGTCAAAGCCCGGCATCATCAGTTTCACCCCGGCGAGAGTGCCCGTCGTGGCAATACCAACCCCGGCAGCGCCAGCCGCCGCCATACTGCCAGCCATTGATTTACCGGCCTGATAACGCTCTTTCACCCGGCTGAGTTTCGCCTGCTGCGCGCTGACCTTCGCCAGCACCTCACGCTGACGATTGAGCTGCAATGTAGTCTCACTGATGCGCGACTTAAGCCCCCGTTCATCGGTCGACAGCTTGCGGGTATTAATCCCCGCCTGCGCGAGTTCGGTGCGCTGGCGGTGTACCGACTGGCGCAGGCCGTTATATTTGAGCTGCAGGTCAGCGGCAGATTTCTTCGCCGCTTCCAGTGCGCGCGCCTGTGCGAGCGTCGGGTTTTGGGTGTTTTTAAACTGGACGGCCAGCGCGGCCGCCTCCTGCTTTGCCTTTTGCAGTGACTGCCCGGTGACGGCAAGCTGTGCGCTGGCTTTCCTGAATCCCTCAATGCGGGATGCCTGCGCGTTAAGCTCACGCAGGCTTTTCTGTGAAGTGCGGATATCGCCAGACAGGGATTTGCTGGCGTTCTGGATAGCCTTAAGCGGTCGGCTTGCCCGGTCGACCGCGTTCAGCAATACCTCAAGTCTGACGTTATTGCTCATGGTGGTTTCCGCTACGTTGCAGCGCTTTCTCGCGACATGTGAAAAGCTCGGTCACGCTCAGGGCATTCAGCTCAGATGGCGGCCAGTGAAAAATCACCGCGATATCCGCCATCAGGTCATCGACCGACAGGTTTTCGGGAAAGGTTAGCGTTCCGAAGCAGGTGATAAAAAACCGACCACCTTACCGGCGAGCGAGATCAGGTCGGACACATCCAGACGGGCGACCTCATGCTCAGTCAGCGCGGGATACGTCATGCGCGGCAGCACTTTAATCAGGGCATCGACGTCAGAGTTTGCCAGTGCCGCCAGCGACACGCCGCGCAGGGTTCCCGCGTTGGGTTTGGTCAGGGTGATTTGCTCGATTTTCTGCTCACCGCGCATCAGCGGGGTATCGAGGGTAACGACGTTCGGGTTTTCGGTTTCGTGGGTATTTTTCATGTTTTTCTCTCAGCAAAGTGAAGTGGCCGGCCAGCCTCGCTGGCCGGTTCAGGGGTTACAGGCCAATCGCCTTGCGGTGCTCAGCCAGACGGTCGACGCCGTCGACTTTCAGCACCATGTTGATGACGTCAATCTCGATGACTTCCCGGCCATCGATCGTGAGCTGGTAATAGGCGCACTCGGTCGACATTTTGGTCGTCCCGCTTTCACCCTGTTTGTTTTCGCCACCGTCGTACTCTTTGTGACGGCCACGCATCACCACCTCAACGGCGGAAATCGCGCCGGTGTCATCGCGCTGATACGAGCCAGTGAAGCGCAGCGGCACGCTGTCAGCACCCGGCGAGGCGTACTGCGCCCAGAGCTCAACGTCAGGCAGACCGCCGAGCGTCCACTCCAGCGACAGCGCGTCGTCATCGAGACCGAGGTCGATTGATACCGAGCCCGGCATCCCGCCGCCCCGGTATTTTTCCAGCTTGCGGGTCAGCTTCGGCAGGGTGACGGATTCCACGACGCCCATGTAGCTCAGGCCATCGTTGAACATGTTCAGATATTTAAGCTTGCGGGGTAATGCCATGCTTTCAGCTCCTTAGCTGTTGACCGATTCCGACAGGTTCGCCAGATAGGTATCAGTGATGCGCTGGCGCAGGGTCAGGTTTTCCAGCGGCGGGACGGGGGTGTAGTCGTAATCGATATACAGTTTCCCCACTTTGAGGGTCGCGGTGTCGTTCGAGTCCGTGTCGTACCAGCAGGAGCCATCGACGATATAGCCGTTGTTTTTAAGCTCGCGGAATTTGGCGTTGATACCGGCCACGATGTCGCGGATCAGCGTCGGGGTAATGGGCTTGTCCATCGCCCACGCGTGCGCCTCCGCCATCGTGTCGGCCAGCACCTGCGCGGTGCGGGTGTAGTTCTCAAACAGGAAAATCGGGTCATCCGAGCAGGTGCGGTTGCCCCAGAACTTAAAGCCGTCGTTGCGGATCAGAGTCGTCACACCGGCCTGATTAAGCAGGTTGGCGTCGGTCGCCGGTTCCTGCAAATCCCACGACACCGAGGCACTGACGCCGGTGACGCCATTCACGCCGACGTTCGACAGGGTTTTGTGCCAGCCGGTCGTCTGGTCGATTCTGGCACGCAGACCCAGCGCGCGCGCCGTCGCCCATGCGGTCGTCGTGGCGTTCGCCGTGGTGTCCCATGCCAGAAAATCAGGGAAGATCACCATCAGCTCGCGCTGGCTGAAATTCTTACGGTAGTCGATGGCGTCAGAAATCGTTTTGCAGCCCCACGCGCTGACATAGCCAAAAGCGCGCAGGCTCTGACAGGTGGAGGCGAGCGCGGTCGCCACTTCCTGAGAGTCCAGCCCCGGCACGCCGAGAATGCGCGGCTTAACGCCGGTGACGGTCTGCGCCGTCAACAGCGCTTTCAGCCCGGTGTATTTTCCGTTTTCGTCCGTGGTGCCGATGATGTTGGAAATGGTTTGTTTCTGCGCCGCTTCCGGGTCTTCCGGGTCGTCGACACCTTCGGCCACGCGCACCACCACAATGACCGGTTTGCACTGGTCAGCGATGGCCTGCAGGGACGCCGAAAGCGTGCCTTTTGTACCGGCTTTACCGATAGCACTTTGCACACTGGTAATCAGCACCGGCTCATTGAGGGGGAAAACCGTCTCGTCAGCATCGCTGGCCGTGCAGACCATGCCGATGATGGCCGTTGAGACGGTGGAAATGGTGCGCACGCCATCGTTAATCTCGATGACCTGCACGCCGTGATGATAGTCGCTCATCCGTTAAACTCCGTGGTGTAAGGGTGCAACTATTTTCTGTTGTGTACACGACTGGCGCGATGAAATGGCGTTGGAGGAGGGATAACACAACCAACAAAAAGCCCTCCGGGTGGAGGGCTCTGGTCATTCTGGTTTAACCGGCCAGTCAATATCTGGCGCGCTGGCGGGTTCTACCCGGCCTAACAGGACGCGGTATGTTTTCATCGCTGTCAGGAGCGCTAATTCTTCCTCTGTCGCAATCCCCAGCTCCGCCGCATCCTGCAGCGGCGAGATAATCTGCGAGACCTCCGACAAAAGGCTTTGCTTCTTTGCCTCTGCACGTGCCACATGATCCACCGGCGCGGGGATGATTTTTTTGCCGTCATACATCCATTCGCCATCGATATTGAAACCTGCAGGCACGGATTTTTTCGTGACTTCCGCCACCGCCATATTGACCGGCCACAGCGCAGAAACATCGTAGTCCGCCGTGCGGATAATCCCGTCATCGGTAAAAGCAATTTTTAACTTAGTGGCTGAAAACAGGGACTGACTGGCGTACCAGTCTTTTCCGTCCTCATCCTGCAGATAAAGAATATTGTCAGCCTCTCTGACAACGGGCTCGTAAGCCGTGAGTGTTTTAAGTTCCATATTTACCCCGAAATGGTTCGCCATGCACCGTTGATATTTATCTGCATCGGCTTGTACTGAATAGTGTCACCAACCGGCGCATCACCTTCGACATACCAGCCCGTAAAGGCACAGCCAGCGGGAACATAGTTCCAGCCATTGCGCGTTAAAATGATGGTCCCGGCGCTACCCTGACGAACATCGATGACGGTCGCTGTTTTTAGCGGATAGCGCCCGTCACTTTCGGCTTTAGTATAGGCTCCGGTTTTAGGCATATAACCCGCATCAGATTGCGCTTTGGTGTAATATCGTGAATCAAAGTTACCGTAATCAGATGGTACAAATTGACCAGACCCTGTGATGCCACCATTTACGGAAAGACCATGACCTAACGAAACTTTGCCCGATGCCACGCTCACCGAAAATGGGCGCAGGTTGTTATAACCGCCGTACTGATCCCCGGAATTAGTGAGCATCAGATAATGATTGTTACCGTCATTGCGCCAGAATACGCCGTAATCCCCATAGGCAATTCTGAAACTATTAGCGTTTGAACTTTGGATTTCACCCGTGGCTTTCATGGGGCCACTCAAATTAACGGCCCTGCCATTGGCTGTGGTTACAGAAATAGAACCATCTTCACCTAAAACTATTCCACTGCCGCCCTTATAGTTAAAAAGCGATACATGGTAATTTGCGCTCCCTCGCCCCACATAAAATAAGTTATCCCCGTTGTAATCTTTACCCATAAGATAGGTAGATTGACCCGCAGCAAGCGGCCAGAGCGCTACCGTTGCCCCATTACCTTTGACGGCAATCCCTTTCTGGAATGTCCCGCCCTGCGATGCTGAAACGGCGTCAACATCCGCCGCTGATGGCTTGTTTTTATCGGTGTAAAAATACTGATAATCCTTGCTACCCGCCCCCGTTGCGCCATCCCATCGAAATGCGATTTTTCCTTTTGGATCGGATGGAATAATCAGGTGACGACTTTGCTTTACCGCCCCACCATCCTGATAAAGCGTAAAGGTATAGGCGTAAGGTCCACCGCTAACAGCGTGCGTCCAGAAACCGGAAGGTAAATCCGTCGGGATATTGTCGTAATTGTTACTCGCTACGGCAGGCGTGCGGGGTGCCACACCTCCCAGCCCGTGCCAGCCCGTCACCGGTACTCGCCCGGCTGTCGTGTCCGTCATCGACGTGACGACATCTGCTTTTGCCGCCGTTCCGAGGCTCTCCTTAACTTTGGTCAGGTCATCATTAACGGCCTTTACCGCCTTTGGGGTCGCCGCCAGCGCCTCAGAGGTGCTGTCGGTCACGCTACTGAGCTGGACAATGCCTTTCTGCTTTGTGGTGGCGTCCTGAGCCGTATATTTCCCCTTAGCGAGGTCATACGCTGCCTTAACTGCGTTGGGCGTCGCGGCGAGCGCCTCAGACGTGCTGTCGGTCGCGCTGCTTAACTGCGTGAAACCTTTTTCTTTCAGCGTGGCGTCAGGATGGCGGCGGGACTGCTCATGCTCCGCGAGCTTATCGTCGACATAATCCTGCGTTGCCATCACCAGCGTGGTATCGATGGACAGCTCGACCGAGGCGATATCGCTCACCATAATCACCATGCGCAGCGTCTGCGCGCGGCCTGACCCTTCTGCCAGCTCGGGCTTGTAACTCTCCGCCATATTGCCGACCGCAATCAACGCGCCGGTGTCGTCGTACAACCCCATTTCACGCAGCCAGAAACCGCCGGTCTCAGGGGGGATCACCAGCTCCGCCACGACATAGTTTTTGTGCTTTTTGTCCTGGCTGATTTTGTTCAGCGCATGACGCCAGACCTCATTAACCAGTTTCGTCTGGCTGGCGTTCGGTTCGGGCAGTTTCCCGCCGCCATCCCCGACGGCCATCGCCGCGAAATTGACTTTCTTCGCGTTCGGGACACTCGCCGCCGCCAGTTTCTCCGCACCGGCTCTGGTGATAACGGTTTTATATTTTACTGTCATTGTGCTCTCACTTATCCGGGGTAAACCGTGGTGATATCGCCGTCCCAGGTCAGGGCGCCGTAATACAGATGCCCCGGAATATCCTGAATAATATTCAGGCCGATAAGATGTCGGCTCGCGGGCCTGGCATCGGCAATCAGCCGCTCCATTTCGTAATACATTTCTTCGGTGATGCCGGTCTCTAACACACCGATATCGAGGCGAAACGTGCCGGGTAGGTCGTTCGTTTCCCACCACTCCGTGACGTTAATCAGATACCCGAGCGGCTCGACCACGCGGCGCACCGCGCCTATCGTCCCTTTGTGCGCATGGATAAACCACGCACTGCGGATGACCTCGCGTTTGGTCTCTTCCGGCCAGTTCTCATCCCAGCGGTCAACGGAAAACGCCCACGCCAGCCACGGCAGCAGGTTCGCCGGGCAGGTGTCGGCATTCCACAGGCGGCGCAGCGGGACGGGGGTTCTCTCGATATCCGCGCAGGCGCGCGCCGCCGCCACCTCAAGCGGCGAGGAGCCCACCGGCAGCAGACGGCTTTCACTCATCGTTGCCCCCGATTTTCACGCTGTACGCGGTGCAGTGGGACGCCTGCGTATCATCGAGCACGATGTCGGCCACGGGTGCGGCCAGCTCGACACGCTGCACACCCTCGACGTGGAGCGCGGCATAAATGGCGGATTTGCGGATATCGCGCCCGAGCCGGTGCTGCGCGCTGATATAGGTCTGTAGCTTCGCTTTTGCCGCACTGAGCACCGGCTCGCTTTCGGGGCCGGGGTAAAGGTACAGCGCCGCGTCGATGGTGTAGTCGACAATCGCCGCCGACTGGACGGTCACGCGGTCAGCGACCGGTCGCACGTCCTCGTCATTCAGCGCCGCACGCACCACGGCGAGCAGCTCGTCGGACGCCGCGCCGTTATTCTCGCGGGACAGCACCGACACGGTGACGCAGGCCGGTTCCGGGCTGATGACCGAAATATCCGCGACCCGCCCGTCAGCACTGCGGCCATGAAACTGATACGCGCCGGTCGACCCGGCCACGCTCATTCCCTCAAAGGCCTGTTGAATGCGCAGGCGATAATCGGTGTCCGATTCCATGACGGCAGGCGTCGGTGGCAGCGTGGTCTCATCGGCTGGCGTGATAACGAGGCGCTCGACGTTGTAATTTGCCCCGAGGTTATCGAGGTCATGCCCGGCGGCGTACGCCAGCATCACCGCACGCGCCGACTCATTGACACGCTGTCGCCAGATAACCTCCCTATAGGCGTTCTCCTGCAGGAGCTTCACCATCGGCTCAGATTCAAGCGTCAGCGTGCGCGCGACCGCCTCCTGCTGGTCTTCGGGATAGAGCGAGACCAGCGTCGCCTTGCGCTCGGTCAGGATGGTTTCAAAATCCAGCTCCTCCACAACATCGGGCGCGGCGAGCTGGTTCAGGTCAACAATAGCCATAGCGTTTAACTCAGTGGAATGGTGAGGGAAAAAGGCTGGTTTGAGATGGAGCGCGTGCCGGTGATATCGACATACAGCGCCCCGTCATCCTCCCCGCGCTCAAAGGTGATGGTCGAGAGACTGACGCGCGGCTCCCACTTCTGGATAGCCGAGTAACACGCGGCCATAATCTGCAGGCGCAGCGCCGGGGTCTGCGGCTGGTCAATCAGCGCTGACAGGAGCGAGCCGTATTCACGGCGCATGACCCGCGAGCCAACCGGCGTGACCAGAATGTCGCGCACGCTTTGCCGGATGTGATCGGCCTCAGAAATACTGAGCCCGGTGTGGCTGTTCATTCCCAGATAACGCACCGTCATTGTGTGTCCACCGTTCTGTCATCGCCGCGTTTCACGCCGCCGTGGTCGTGGTCATCCACCTGCACGCCGTTGGAGGTCAGTTTCCCGCCGGTGTGCTCAATATTCCCTTTCATCGTCCCGCCTTTCTGCACTTCGAGCGTGCCGGTGATGAGCTTGTTGGTACACACCACCTCGGGTGTATCGAGAGTGATGCGGGTGGAGGCTTTTACCAGCACTACCGGCACAGTGGCCGTGATGGAATCCGACGCGGTGACGTCGGCGGATTTGATACCGGACACGGTGAGCGCCCCGCTGTCGGGTTCGTACTCAATAACCGCCCCGTCAGGAAAGGCGATATGAAACGCATCAGGCGAGACAGACGGCGCGGGATGGTCATCCGAGAAAATGCCGGGCAGCACAAAGGCGGTATCGAGCTCGCCGCCGATGGCAAGAATGAGCACCTGCTCGCCAACGGACGGAGCCCACCACACCCGCGAGCGACCGGCGCGAGAGGTCAGCCAGTTAAGCCAGGTGGTTTGCATCCCGCCGGTCTGGACGCGACAAAGTCCTTCGACGGGGTCGACGTCGGTCACAATGCCGGTGCGGATGAGGTTGCGGATCGCGCGGGCGATATCCTGCAGGGAAGATAGATTGTTCATAGGGAAAGGATGCCGCCGGGCAAAGCCAGCGGCAATTTAATGGAGTTCGTACAAGAGTGGCACAACACGACATCTAGAAATTAATTATCTTTTTCGGACTCTTTCTAGCAGAACTGCCAATATCGGAAACTCCCTAGATAATTTCGACAAATCCTCTCTTGAAAACCTAACATCGGGTAACGGATCAGAGTATTCATCATTCCAAGAAATAAATTTATGTACAACATAAAGCGAAGACTCTGCAATTGGGTCTCGATCTTCTGCAGTCCACATTGAAAACTTCTCAACACTCTCGCAATAATATTCAACGGGGAAATCCTTGATAATCTTTCTAAACTTAGATCTCCAAAATTCTCTTTCTTCACAAAATGATTCTTTGTGAGAGTCCATAAGAATTTTGCATCCTAATCGCTCAGAAATACCCAGTAACCTAGCTGCATCTAACCAAGACATTCTATCATTTGGCGTAGGAGCATCTTCTTTAGGCTCAAGGATTTCATAAGCTCGCTTTAAATACTCTTTTGCATCCTTAAAATAGTCCTCTGAGATATGACGCCTTAAGTTATATATCAGAGTGGTTATAGTTGCTACGGCCGCAAGAAGTGCAACAAAGCTGACATAATGATCACCTTCTGCATTTATAATCAACCTAAACAAAAAAAACATAAAAAAGACGAAGCACAAGAAACAAACGATATAAAAAACAATGTTAATCAATGAAAATGGACGCAGCCAATTGTATAGTTTTTTTACATCAGTCAATCCAACATGACGGGCATTGTCAATAAATCCATTTAATACATTACGCATTTAATCAATCCTCTCTAATAAACGTTCTCATTATGAGTTTCTCAATATAACTTAATTCTTTCTGATTGAATCCCACCAAAACCCTTGATGGATATGCCACTTCCTTTTTGTTGTTTGCAGGTTTATCTCTTAAACCGAGCTGGTGCACTCTGACAATACGCTGCACTTTATCAGTAAATTCAACTATTGCAGAATCATTACGACCACTGGCTTTCATGTAGCGGTTCGTGCGCAGTTTCTGGAACATCGCCTTTTTGATTCGCCCCTTCTTTGCCCTGAGCGGCTGGCGCTTTCGCGCCTGATACGGCGTGCCATCGGGGGCTTTTTGCTGCTTGATGCGCTGCTGTTGCGATTTACGCAGCTCCTTCGCAATCTCAGCGGCGAGCTTGCGCCGTCCCGCTGGTGACAGCGCGCCAATCAGCCCGGCCAGCTTATCGTCAAAGGGTTTGAATTCACTCATCCCACTTACTCACCAGCTCGCCATTGATATACAGCTCAGTCGGTCGCGTGACCGGCTCGGGCAGCGGCGGTTCAGGCGCATAGCTAACGTGCAGCGCGCCGTTTTCATCCCTGACCAGCGTGCGCTCGGTGAGCTGCAGGCTGATACTGATATCGACGCTGTCCCCGTCGTTCAAATCCATCTGGAAGCGGTAGCCCTTTTTGCGTCCCTCATCGAGCGTGCAGATATCCGGCTGATTCTCACGCAGCCACGCGGCCACCGGCACAAAAATCAAATCCGGGTCGCCCACAAAGTCACAGACGATCACATTCAGGGTGTAAATCTTTTCGTGCGACAGCGAGGCCGCGAGGCGCACATCGATATTCCCCTCATCGGCAAAGATGCGCATCATTTCGGGGTTGGTTTTTAACTGCGGTACGGCGTCAGTGAGCGCCTTGCGCAGGCTTTTCATTTTCTGCATCGGTTTTGTCCTGACAGTCTTTGATGGTTTCGACCTTGAGCGCGCAGGCGGCGAGCGCGTGCTCAAGCCTGCGGATATCGGCACTCAGGTCACCGTTAGTTGTGGGTTCGCTCCCCGGCATCGGGCAGAGGCTCACCGTCGGGCAGGCGTTGTAGACAATGACCGGCGGATGCGCAGGCCGTTCGGGTGTGCAACCGGCGCACAGCATCAGGCAACTCAGCGCGATACCAGCGGCGCAAATCTTCATTTTCATTTAACAGCCTTGTGATGGTTTGTTCTCGTCTCGCCGCCAGCTCACCGGCGGCGGTCAGTTCGTCACTGAGCCTGACCTGCGCGCTTTCATTCGTCCTGGCGATACGCTGTGACACGTTCAGCTGATTTTTCAGCATCCCGATAGTGGTTTTTTGCTCGCTGGCGATCCGGTTCGCTCGCTCAAAAGAGCGGGATAAAGTCGCGTTGTCGTGGCGCAGCCACAGCACCACGGTGAGCAGACCGGCCAGCACAATCATCAGCACTTTCATGGCATCCCCTTTATGCAGTAAGCCCGTTCCCGCGCGCGGCGATTTTCCAGCCCTTTGTTTCTGACACCGTTCACGTACACCCAGCGGGTGAGCTGGTCGCACGCCTGCCACCACTGCTGACGTTTGATAAACGAGACCAGCGTCGAGCGACAGGCCGCGCCGGTGCCCACGTTAAAGGCAAAACTGACCAGCGCGTCATACACGCGCGGTGGCATCGCTACCGGAACGCACGCCGCGAGCCGTTGCTCGGTGTTCAGCACATCCGCGACAAGGTTCGCCGCCGCCTGTCGCTCGGTGATTTCCCCTTTCGGGGTGACACCGGCAGTGTGGCCTATGCCTGACGTCCAGACGCCCGCGCTGCACTGATAAGGCGTCAGGCGACATCCTTCGAGGTCGGCAATCAGTGCCAGACCCTCGGGGGAGGTGTTCAGCAGACGAAAGTCAGGCATCAGCACGGCCAGCGCCAGCACGGCGGCCACACTGCAGCGTTTAATGATTGAGTTCACGAATCGCCCCTTTATTCAGTCCGAGAGATTGCAGATAGCGGTAGGTTTTGCGCTTAAACCAGAAATTGGTCAGCGCGGTAAAAATGGCACAGCCACTGCCCACATACAGCGCCAACTTCTCGGGCGACATCGCCCCGAAATACGCCAGCAAAACGGCCAGCCAGTAGGCGACAAACGTCGTGATTTTTTCCATGCTCAGTCCCATAGATTCACCGTCTCGGTTTTCGGTGCGCTGTCGGTCTCGGGCAGTTCTATCGCCGTGCCGTGCGGCAGGATGACGCCCAGCTCCGACAGCCCCGGATTCGACTGCAGCACCGTCTCGACCACGCCCTCCGTGCGCCCGTAATACCGGGCGCAAATCGCGTCGAGGGTGTCACCCTGCATCGTGTACACCTTCATCAGATTTGCCCCACGATGCAGCGCGCTTTGTCCTGGATACGCGACACTGACCAGCGCATATCCCGCCACATCTCATCGATAGTGCTGTCGATGCTGTCAGCTTTTTTGTCGCCCTTGCTGGTCGCATCCACGCCGCGATAACGCTCGTAAAGCGTGGCGGTGGTCATCGAGCACACGGCGTTGAAATAGTGGAAACAGCGAACACTTTCGCCGTCGAGCTCGTCGGTCGGAACATCCGCGAGCGTGGTGTAACCGGCGTCAATCTGACAGTCGCGCCAGTCGCGCAGCTCCGCATTGGTTTCCGCGATGGCGGTCTTAATCGCCCGGCGCAGGCGCACAGGGGAAACGGTCTGCTCAAGTCGCATTTCTTCACGCACGCGCTGCGGGTCGACATCGGGGAAAAAGCCCGTATTTTTAATCACCGGTTCGCTGACGCCCGGCACGTCCTGCGGCGCTGTAGTGGGCTCAATAATTAGTGTCGTCATGACAACCTCGGGTAATGGGTGGGCGGTGGACGCCGGTCGCAGTCAGGGCAAGTGATACCCGCATTGACCGGCGTGCCGCCCGGCTCGGGGAGCGTTCGGTTAACCTGCGGCTTTTCTCGGGCGACCAGGCCCTCGTTTAGCCGGTGAGTCGGTTGTTTTTTTAGTGATCTTTTGCGCAGACTTAAGCGATGTTTTCTTTACCGGTGCGACAGGCTTCGGCCTTAGCTCACGGCCAAGGCGCTCAATGTCTTTTTTCACTCCGCAACTACCATCCAGTTGAATAGCGCGTTGCAGGTGACTCATCGCCTCGGCAAGTTGACCAGCGTCGCGCAGGATAAGACCGGCGACCTTATGCAGACGTGCGCGAACCTCGTCAGGCATATCAGCGGTGCGAGTCATTTCGATAACGGTCAAGAGCTGTTGTACATCAACCGGCTGACAGGCAGCTCGGGCGCGAAGTGCGGCCAGTGCAACCTCTTCGGAGAGCATGTACGGTGCGGTGCGCGAGTGACCATCAGGCATCGACAGGCCGTAGCGCAGCGCGTAGCGGGCAATATCAATCGCACCGGCGATATCCCCGGCATCAAGTCGCCACAGCAGCACCGTCATCAGGATGTCATCCTGCGCACCAGTGCCGGTCTCCAGCACGCCGGTCACCCACGGCAGGTAAAACGGCAGTAGTTCGCGCTTTTTATCCGCTTTGCGTTCTTTGGAATGAATTTGTGAAAGTGTCCTGCGGTCTGCGGCCAGCTTAACGAGCATTTGCTCATAAGCCGTGGCGTGACGCAGCGGGTGCTGTTCCCGCTGCGATGCCTTTTCGGCCGAGACCCGCATCGCGTGACGCCGTGCGGGGCTCGTCATCGGTTACGCCTCCCCGCCGTCGGTGTCAGTGTCAGCCTTTGGGGCTTCCGCGCTTTGAGTGGCTGCACCGGCAGTCAGCGCCTGCATGGCTTTCACCATCTCAGCCGCAAACACTTTCGCACTTTCCACTTCTGGGGTGGTATCTTCGTCCTGCTCAAGAATTTCGATATTTTCAATCAGGCAACCGGCCTCGTAATCCTCGATGACGAAATCGACTTTTACCTGCTCGTAATTTTCCACCTGGTCGAGTTTAGGGTTTTCGACGATATGGCGACGGTGGCCGTCTTCGTAGAGATAGATAGAAATGTTATCCAGCGTGGTGATAAATACGCTGTTAGCAGGGAAGAAGGGCGCACGCACTGCCTGAAGCTGGCCGATGGTTTTCTGGCTGACGATCAGCTCTGCGGCAAGCTGTTCGCTGTTCGCCTGGAACTTGTTAATCATCGGGAAATACTTGTCGGTCAGGATGCGACGACCACAGATAACCACCATTTCTGGATTTTCGCGGTGGATCTCTTCAATCAGGGATTCATGCGCATCCATCACCAGTGCATCGAGGTTGGCGTAATGTCCGCCTTTGCCAATTTTGATGGTGTCCGAAATGACCGTACCGTCATCATCCACGATATGAGACATAACGCGCTCTGGCGCGTCGTTACGGTATTTTTGCAGCCAGCCAACAGCGACGTCCTGAAGTAACGGATTTTTTGTTCGGTCGGAGGTTGGTGCCCGGCTCGTGCCGTTAAAACCAATGGTGATGTAATCCAGCGCCTGACGCTTGATGATGGCGTTACGGATACGGATCTGGAAATCTTCAAATCGCGCCCACAGGTCGAGCTTGTTGTACTTCAGGTTGTAATCGAAGTTGACCGGTTTGCAGAAGTAACGGAAGGCATCCAGCTTCGAGAAGTCTGCCGTTTTGCGCTCAGTACCACCGTCGGTGTCGGTGGTGCTGGCGATGGTACCGGTGACATCGATGCCGACTTTTTCCTCGGTCAGCTCGCCCACGGTCACCATGTTGATGAGTTGCAGAAAGGATGACGACTGCTGGATTTTGTCGAAGAGTTTCTGCGTGACTGACGGCTCGACGTTGAATTTTTTATCGAGGTCAGGCACTTCAATACCGTTCAACTCGGCAAGACGGCTCAGGTATTTATTAAATTTAAAACGAGTCTCTTTACGCATTATTTTTATCCTGTTTGAAATGGTTGGATCAGCAGTCGGTCAGCGTCACATCTGCAACATCACCGCCAGTGCTCAGCAGGCGACGCGGTTGTTTGATGCTTTCGGTTTTGTCCAAGGTGGTTTTAATCGTGCTGAATTGCTGCGCCGCCTCATCCCCTTGTGCGGTTAGTTTCTGTTCCAGCGTTTCGATGGCGTTTTCCAGTGCGGCAAAACGGGCTAAGGCTGCTTCATCACCGGTCTGCACACGTTCGGCAATAGACGTCACCGCTTCATGCACATCCGCGAAACGCGCGTCATCGCTCTGTTGCTTGCGGCTGAAAATGGTTTTCACGGTGTCGGTAAGCTTGTTGAGCAGAGTTTCGGGCTGTTCTTCAAACTCCAGTTCGGCGAGGGTCGCCACAGAAAACAGGTCGCCTGGCTGCTCTTTCTTGCCGTTTAGTGGGTTCGATGTGGCTCGGCTGCAAAATTCGAGATACTCGGTGCCGAGGCTGGCTGGGTCATCAGTGACAGCCAGACCCGTGAGATAGCACTTGCCGGAGTTAGCGAAATTCGGGCGAATTTCCATTGAGGTATAAACTTTCTGACCTTTCGCCACCATGTCGATTAGGTTGTCGAGCGGGGCGACTTTGCCAAACAGCGCGAGTTTGCCTTTCAGAGAGGAATCATCGTCGATGACCTCGGCTTTTACTTCTGTCACATCGCCATAGCGTGCATACGGGCCATCAGGATAGATACTGCGAATGTGTTCAAGATTGATGCGGCAACCATAGACACGCGGGTCAAAGGTGTCGGCCATATCCTGAATATCAGCAGCGCTGATGACACGACCGTCGCAGGTGTCACCCTCGACGCCGATGCGAAACCATTTCGAGATTTTTGAGGCTTTTTTTGCCATGAGTCAGGTGTCCTGATGTTGGGTTTTCGGGTCAGGCTTAGTTTCCCGACTCCTCCCTGCACCCGCCATCGCTTGCGGATGGCGTATCCCTGACACAACATGGCGTTAGCGATTCGTTGCTCCTGTTTCTTTAGCCTTGTCCCGTACCAATCACGGCGAGGCAACAATGACCATCCCCACTGACACCACACTTCTGAGCGATCCGCGACGACAGGCGGCACTGCTGTTCTGGCAGGGGTTTTCCGTGCCACAAATCTCGGAGATGTTGAAGACCAAACGCCCCACGGTGCAGAGCTGGAAACAACGCGACAAATGGGAATCGACTGCGCCCCTGACGCGAGTCGAAACTACGCTTGAAGCGAGGCTGATCCAGCTCTATGCAAAACCCGACCTGACGGCACACGATTTCAAGGTCGCCGATTTTCTGGCACGACAGATGGAGCGCCTTGCGCGGGTTAATCGCTACGGCCAGACCGGCAACGAGGCAGATTTAAACCCTAACGTCGCTAACCGCAACAAGAGCGAAAAGAAGAAACCGAAGAAGAATTTTTTCAGTGACGAAGCCATTGAGAAACTCGACGGGCTTTTCCTCGAACAGTCATTCGACTACCAGCTCGACTGGTACCGAGCCGGGTTGGCACACCGCATCCGCCATATACTGAAATCCCGCCAGATTGGCGCGACGTTCTACTTTGCGCGTGAGGCGCTCATGAGGGCGCTGAAGACCGGCAACAATCAGATATTCCTGTCGGCCAGTAAAACGCAGGCCTATGTATTCCGCGAGTACATCATCCAGTTTGCGAAGCTCGCCGACGTGGAACTCACCGGCGACCCGATCATCATCGGCAACAATGGCGCGAAGCTCATTTTTCTCGGCACCAACTCCAACACTGCGCAGAGTCACAACGGCGATTTGTACGTCGATGAGATTTTCTGGATCCCCAACTTCCAGCGACTCCGAAAAGTTGCCTCGGGCATGGCCTCACAGAAGCACCTGCGCACGACCTATTTTTCGACCCCGTCGTCTCTGGGGCATGGCGCTTATGCGTTCTGGTCAGGCGAGCTTTTCAATCGCGGTCGGGCCAATGCAGGCGACCGTGTTGACATCGACATCACGCACGCGGCACTGGCGAAAGGTGTCGCCTGCCCGGACGGCCAGTGGCGGCAGATTGTCACGATTGAAGATGCGCTCACTGGGGGATGCACACTATTTAACATCGAGACACTCAAACAAGAAAACAGCACGGATGACTTCCGTAACCTGTTTATGTGCGAGTTCGTCGACGATAAAGCATCGGTCTTCCCGTTCGAGGAATTACAGCGCTGTATGGTCGACAGTCTGGAAAAATGGGAGGACGTTGCGCCATTCGCCGACCGTCCATTCGGTTACCGCCCGGTTTGGATCGGCTACGACCCATCACTGCGCGGCGACAGTGCCGGGTGCGTAGTTATCGCACCGCCGGTGGTCGCTGGGGGCAAATTCCGCATCCTTGAGCGTCACCAGTGGAAAGGGATGGACTTCGCACAGCAAGCCGAATCCATCCGCGAGCTGACGCTGAAATACACCGTTGAATACATCGGCATCGATGCGACCGGACTCGGCCAGGGCGTCTACCAGCTCGTGCGCTCGTTCTACCCGGCCGCGCGGGAAATTCGATACACCCCTGAAATGAAAACCGCGATGGTGCTGAAAGCGAAAGACACCATCACCCGGGGTTGTCTTGAGTACGACGTCGGCGCAACCGACCTCACGCAGTCGTTTATGTCCATCCGCAAAACCATGACCAGCAGCGGGCGCAGCGCTACTTATGAGGCCAGTCGCACCGAGGAAGCGAGTCACGCCGATCTGGCATGGGCAACCATGCACGTCTTAATCAACGAACCTCTGACCGCTGCCAGCGGCCAGCCGTCATCCTCAATCATGGAGTGGAACTGATGAGTAAACGTCACAGCAACAAGAAGCATCAATACAACGCTAAACCGCAGCAGCCCGGCACGCCAGCTCAAAGCATGGAGGCGTTCACCTTCGGCGAGCCGACGGCGGTGCTCGACCGGCGCGATATTCTGGATTACGTGGAGTGCGTAGATAACGGGCGATGGTACGAGCCACCAGTGAGTTTCTCGGGGCTGGCGAAAAGCCTGCGAGCCGCCGTCCACCACAGCTCACCGATTTACGTCAAACGTAATATTCTGGCATCGACCTACATACCGCACCCGTTACTGTCACAGCAAGACTTCAGCCGGTTTGTGCTCGACTTCTTGGTCTTCGGTAATGCGTTTATTGAGAAGCGCGTCAGCCTGTCCGGCAAGCCTATCAAGCTGGAGACGTCACCGGCAAAATATACTCGGCGCGGAGTGGAAGAAGACACTTACTGGTACATGCAATCCGATTCTCAGCCCCACCAGTTTGCTCCGGGCTCTGTATTTCATTTGCTCGAACCAGATATCAATCAAGAGGTGTACGGCTTGCCGGAATATCTGAGCGCACTCAATTCGGCCTGGCTGAATGAGTCCGCGACGCTGTTTCGTCGCAAGTATTACCAGAACGGGGCGCACGCTGGCTACATCATGTACGTTACTGACGCAGCACAAAGCAGCACTGACGTCGAGGCGCTGCGCAAGGCGATGCGCGATTCTAAAGGGCTCGGGAATTTTAAGAACCTGTTTTTCTACGCGCCGAACGGTAAAGCGGACGGTATTAAAATCGTACCGTTGAGTGAAGTCGCGACGAAGGATGATTTTTTTAATATCAAGAAAGTCAGTGCTGCAGACATGCTTGATGCGCATAGGATCCCGTTCCAGTTGATGGGAGGGAAGCCAGAGAATGTTGGGTCACTTGGAGATGTAGAAAAAGTTTCAAAAGTATTTGTGCGAAATGAGTTAATCCCCTTGCAGGAACGATTGAAAGAATTGAATGAATGGCTCGGGAAAAATGTAATTACATTTTCAACCTATGATCTCTCATAACTTTGTAAGAGAGGGTAGCCCCTCTCTTTGTAATAAGATTACTTTTGTAACTTTATCATAATGTAACCAGATTTTATGTATTCACTTTCTAATTCTTTCATTCTTGATTGTATGTGAATTGAGAAGTCTTCTTTATCATCATCGTTTGCAATAGAGTATTTGTGTTCAATGATTTTTTTGTTAAATGTCATCTGGAACTTGTCATTATTGGTTTTTTTTATATATCCAAAGAAGGAAAAAACTACTACCATTAATGCTTCGCCAATATTTACTGGTATGCCATAAATGAAACAGTGCTCTTTAGTCAATAATTCTTCATCGTAATTATCTATGGGTTCAAGAGTAAACATCTCGTGTGCAATGTCAGTGTGATATGCTCTATGTAAATTTCTAATCTCACTAAGACTTTTGTTAATATCTTCAATTGTAAGAAATAAACGATCCTGTAGATCAAATAGGCATATTATATCGTATGCCATGGATAACTCTTTCAGTTGGTTTCCCCAGTCTTCTTTTGATTGATTAGGATATGTTGGTACTCTTCCCCACTTAACCTCAACTTTTGGGATATTGTTATCATTAGGTTTTATTTCACAAGATAAGCCGTCTTCGGAGAAAAACATTAGATTTACTAGGTGTACGCTATCCAATAAATCCTTAATCTTCATTTTTTTTTGATTAAGATTGAAGGAATATGTCCAAGTCCCTTTTGATATTGGGAGCAATATTTCGAAAAACTCCCCCTGTATCCTTGCTTTTTCGAGCTCTTTTGGCACAAATCCATGCAGGGGAGTCATGTAAAATTTGGCTTTAAATGATAGCGGAGTTTCATACTTGTTTCTATAAAAAGAAATCTGAATATCGAGGAAATTTACTGGAATAAATTTCAAAAGGGCAGTTGGTGATTGCGATAATGGATTTTTGGCGGCTATCCCAAATCGCGTTTCGTTTATAACGACATTGTTTACAGTTACTTCTTTTTCTATTCCTAACATCGCCTCAACTAAAGTGGTTAAGCTTTCCTCACCTGAGGTTGTGAATTTAATACTTGCACTTCCGGTCTCAAAGCCAACTGTCTTGCAAAATTCTAGTTTTTTTTCGGTATACGAACTCATTCCTTCAGGAATGTATTGTTCAATTGTTTTTTTTAATTCAATTCCTGTAAGTGATGGGAGTTTATGTGAATCATCATAATTTATTTTTATTGTAGATGCATTGAGTTTTTTCGGTGCTGAAGATTGTTCAATCTCTCTGACTCTTTTAAGAGTGTTGGTTATAAGTTGTGAGTCAAAGTGAATGATGTATATATTCTCAGGGTTGGGTTTGTTATTGTATTCTATAAAAACAAAAAAAGTTGGTAGTGGGCTTTTTGCAAACCGAAGAAGATTTGATAGTTTTATCGATGATGACTTTCTATCTTTGTTGGTTGATTTGATTTGAACCTTGCATTCAATAGGAGGTGCTTGGATATCAGATTTTAAATCTGTCAATCTTTCCATGGGGAAGTCCAGTATAAAATCCCATCCTGCCATGTCCTCTTGGGCTTGATTACATGTTATTCCAACAGAAGCACATAATGAGTTAAAAAAGGACTCGCCCATGCGCCCTAAATATTGTCCCATTGTTTATCCTTAGATGCATAAAACACTTCATAAAGTTTACCAATTTTAGTCTTTTGCGCGCAATGCTTTCCCCGCCACGCCTGCCCGCTTTATGCGGCGCTTTTAATGCAACTGCAGCAAGCCTCTTGCCCTGTGTCAGGAGGGCCGGTGAGGCGATCCTGAGGCGATCAAAAGAACATGCAGATCCATGCAACTTACAGATGCGTGGCTAAATTAATTGAATATTCGTGATCTGAGTGGGATTTTCTAACGCCTCGCGGAGCGAGTTGTTCAGCCCCGTCAGCGCAAAAAGCGAGTCTTCGCGCCAACGAGGTTTACAGGGGTAAAGCGGTGTTGAGTATTACATTCGATAGATGCTACTCGACCTCATAAAAGACATTTTCCTCTGGTTCACAGTTTTCGCTGTGTGCAAGGTCTGCAATGAGAGTGAGCGCAAGCTTGAGGTCCGATGGCTTGCAGTTCGCGATCAACGAAACCTCCGCGATGAATTGCACACATGCCCATTTTTGCTGCGTTCGGCTGAGTTGCTCGCCAACCATGAATTCCCTCCCAAAGGATTTTACTGTATGTTTGTACAGTATCATGTTTATATTGAAAATGTGAAGTAAAAGATCGTGTTTAGTGTTCTGTATGTGCATGATATCGATGAAAATTAGTGTTTATTTTTGCCTCGATTTTTCGGTGAGAGCGTCGACGCGCCTAAGAATTCTTTCCGCTTTTACACCGTAAGATGGGCTTGCAGAGAAGAGTTCACCTTTTGCCGTTCCTCTGCGCCAGTGGCCGTTAATTACGCTTTTACCACCGGCCATCAGATGCAGAGCTTCGCCCCGGCTTATGGTTATGCCGGTGGTTAGATGTACCTCATCAGTTATTCTCTCTATGGCTTCACTCTGTTCAGGTCTACCGTGAGTATATTTTCGATGCTGAATAGGCTTTTTCACTCTGAGTCGGTTTGAAAGCTGCCGCCTTTCACGCCGACTTAGAGGTTTGGTCAGATCCAGTTCGGGTAGGGCGTTTTCTTCCTCCGTACAGTTATTGACAGAACTCCGAGAGGGCGCGGTCGCGCCCTTAACGTCAACGGCCAATTCAACGGCACGCTTCGGAACAATTTTCCATTGTGTCAGACGGGTCAAAATTGGAGTGCCAGCTCCGACCTCAGAATCGTATACACCACGGATGCAAACCGTTTCCTCTCCATACTGGTTGAACTCATCACGTGGTTCGTACAGCGTGCGCACCTGCAGATCGTCACGGCGAACAAATGGGCCACCCTGAGCATTAACGTAACCGGCCCAATCGCCAGCATCAGCTGCATCATGCACAGCAGCAAATTCAACGCTCAGGCCGTGCGCGGTCTCAGTATCAGCGAGGCGACGTAATTCACGGTAAACAGTTACCGGCGCACCACCGATAAATTGAAACTGACGGATATGCCAGCGAGCCGCCCACGCAGAAACAGCGGGTGCAGTCTCTTTGAGTAACTCACCGCTTTCGTCATCGGTCTCACCATCAAGGGCGTAACCATCGATATTTTTTGAGATGTATTTAGCGACATAGCCGGTCGCACTGCCTTTCTCCGGGTCAATCGCTTCGGCGTGAAAGCGTGCTTTTTTGGCTTTGTCGCTTTTCAGCTCATGACTATCTTCCTGCCACGCATAATCACGAATGACGCGCCGAACACGTTCGACATCCTCCGGCAACATAAACATCAGCATGTGCCAGTGTGGGGTCGCGTCGTGATGCGGTTCGGCAACACGGATGCCGAAAATACGGATTTCTTCCCGATGCAGTTTCGCCCTGATGCGCGCCCAAAGACTGGTGAGATAACCCTGCGTATCTGACGGGCTGGCTCCTTTCCATTTGCTGTTACGGTATCCCGCTTTAGTTGTTGCGTGATATTTGGATGGCGCAGTGAGGGTGTAAAATTCGCCGACATAGCCGAGGTCATTGCAGATGTTTTCGAAACCGCGAATACGCGTCATGAGCTCGCAACGACGGATCGCAGGGTTGGCGACCGAGCCGTCATATTTCTCAATCAGGCTAATCCGGTTGCCTTCTTCATCCTCAAGCTCAAGCCCCTTGAGAAACTCACGCGTCCGTCGCTTTTGTTCGCGCCAGTCTGTTACGCAGTTTTTGCTCGCATAGACATGTTTTTTCTTACTGACATTACCGACAGCAATTTGCAGATGTTCGCGCCACGCAGATGCAACACGACGCAAACGGCCACGCCACCATGTTTCGGTAAACATGCGGATCACAGCGGGGGCAATGTCATTTTTGTCGAAAAATTTCTTTGTCACTCGCTCCCAATGAGGAGGGGTGACATTGAATTGTTTAGAGATAAAACCGGCGTGCATGTACCAGGTATAAAACGTTTTGAGCTCACCAAACCCGGCGTCGTCGATATTTGCCAGCTCCGAGCGGATGAAATTAGCAATGTCACCGGCCAGCAGGTCGATATCAGCACGCGACATATCCGGGAGTCGGTTAAATCTGGCAATCATATTCACCATGCGTGACGCCAGATATTGCATTAACTGAGTATCAAAATGACCACCGAAAACAGCGGCAGAAACGTCGCTTTTGATGCCGGTACATTCATATTTTTTGGCGACCAGTTCGAGACGCGGCAATGCCTTTTTGCAAAAGCTGATTAAAAAGGCATTGGCTCGTTCACTGCCCTGCGTTTGCTCCAGTACGGTAGTCGTGCGGTTAACCTCAAATCGCACGCACTCAGGCTGATGTGCTAGCGCCTTTCGCGCATGCAGCAAAGCCGCGAACATTCTGTCGCGGCGATGCTGCTGAGCATAGGTCTGGTATGGACTGGCTATTGCTTGAGTTGGTAAATTCCACCAGTATGTGGCCCCATCAGGCACCGCAAATTTTTTCATATTTACTGCTCATTTTTCTGAGGTTGAAGTCATGGACGAACCGAATGGGACAAACCAACAGGCACAAACTCGATACGTGGATGGCATTAGCTTTCTTAGGCAGCCTATAAATAACGACGAAAGGTATAGGCTGGCAGGCGCTACTGACCTTCTGCTTTGCTGCGATGCTCTTTTGAAGGCGGCTCCATTGCGCTTACAAGAGCGCTGGCCGCATGAGAAAAAGTATCGAATTGATATCTCACGACGCGTGGCTCGGCATTTACCATCCGAATGGCCTGATCGCGCAGCATGGTTAGAAACAATTCAGCAAGCGGTAAAAACTGAGGAGGAGTATTTTTCGCGTGGCCATAGATCTGTACTGAATGATTGGTCAACATGGGCAGAGCTAGAGTCAGATATTCATGTTGCTGTGCATTGTTCACGCGAGACTGTTCTTCTTTTTTATGGTGACAAACAACATTTACCCGAGAACACTTCGGTATTTCTTGTTCCTGATGATTTCCGCAATTTTGTATCTGAGCTAATTTCTGGAGACTTGACTCCGTTGTGGGCTTCTCACGTTGAGGCAACTGACACACCGGGTTGTATTCATGGATTTCTTCCGAAGTACAAGCCGTTACGCTGACTGGTATGCACTTAGCCTGCGGCTGATTTAGCGGAATAGAAATCTCAGCATTCCCTTTTACAAGTGTCCGTAGGCGTTTTATTTCTGTAACCAGCTCTCCGCAGTATTGCCACAAACCATCAATATGCTCTGCAGCTTCAGAGCATATGTAGCTATTGCTTTCTTTCCGAATTGCATTGGCAAGTGTTTTGCTGTCACTAAAAACACTCATACGTTGTAGGATTTTTGACTGTTCAACATTCATTTATACACCCCTGAAGTGTTTAGATTTGAGCTCATTGATTTGCTGGCAAGTAACGCAAAAGATCACACCCGATATCGCTATACGGCGAGCCTCCGGAATTGGTGCGTCACATTCTTCGCACAGCAAGCGAGACGGTGCTGCGTTACGGTTGCGAGCATTGTTGATATGGCGCTCGCGGTCTTCCTGCTCGCGTTGTTGTGCTAAATCCATTGCGTCGGCCATTAGTGCAGCTCCTGTGATTCGTTCTCAAAGCGGCAGGCTTCACGGCGCAGCAATTCGGCGGCTTCTGCGCCGTTCATGCCCTCTTTGGTGATGTGGATAGCCAGCGCCTCAAGGCGGATTGAAACAGCAAGAGCGCGGTCTTTGCGTTCTTCTTTTCTGGCATCGGTCAGCAATACGGCCAGCGCATCGCTGTCAGTTTTAAAACTACGGGATTGGGTATTTCGCATAAGTAACTCTCCTGATTTCGGGCAATAAAATGCCCGGCGGGTTTACGCCATTTAATAAGGTTGATGAATTAGCTGTAGCCGATAACTCTGACTGGTTTTTCTTTAAGCTGGGTTACCATTTCAGCCTGCAAATTTAGGCGAAACTCTTTGCAGCAATCCCAAGTTGGATCAACACGGAAAACTGCCCCGTCACGAGTTTTAATCTCAAAACCATCCTCCATATTTGGAATAACAGCCCCGAGAACAATTCTAAGTTCATCACGTGACATTATTCCCTCCTTTTAAAATAAAACGAGCAATGCGAATAATTAAATAAACTGGCTGCGCGTTTTTTCTGCTTGTCAGTCCATTTAATAATTCGGACTGATTGCGGCTCGGGTGCCAGCGTTTGCCATCCTTCCCCATAATCCAACCATGGCCGCAGTGCATGGCCGGGCTTTGCTTAATGAGAAGAGAGGCGAATGAGGGTTCGTTTTTCAACATATCCACCTCACATAAGACCGAATGACGCGCCAATACCACTCACAGTATCAACCGCACTTGCCATTGCGGGATTAGCCTGGAGGCGAGCCTGTAAAGCGAGGGCCGAAAGCGAGAGCATACGAATACCGGCATTAACACTTTCAATCATGGTGCTCTTACGAGCTGAGGTCAGGCGTTCTGTTGAAACTGCGCCGCTTGCCAGTTCGCCGAGTTCACTCATGGCGCGCATGACGTAGGACTGCAATTTGTCTTTCGCCAGTTCGTTAACCGGCACGCAAGGCAGACAATGGATCTGAGCCAGAAAACCATCGACGAGAGTCGAGTCTTCGGTCAGGTCAGTCAGCAACCACAATTCAGGCGGTGTGAGCTGGTGAGGTTGTTCCGGGTTGAGCTTGTTACGTAACGTTTGAACATTAATCCCCGCGCGCTCTGACAGCTTCGCCATGTTGTGACGCTGCGCGAAAGCCCGGCACGCTTCGTCGTAGTGGGGATGTTTGGAAACTTGAAAATCAAACATGCGCTTTTCCTCGTTAGCTTAAATAATCGAGTTATTCAGGCGGCCACATAGCGGCAATTGAGGCCCTGAGCGAGAAGGCGAGCACGGAAGGCAACCATGTTGATACGAGCTGCTCCACCGTCTTTTTTGCGTGGCATCAGCAGAAGATCGCCATCAGTAACCATCTGTTTTACAGTGCGAATGCTGTAACCGTAGCGTTCAGCAAATTCGTCATAAGTCATAAGATCTGCACCAGACGGGATTGCAATTTGTGGAGTCATAAGTGATCATCCTCGGTTAAGTGTTATTTCAGTGCATTGGCGTGCATTTTTAATGTGAAAGCGATACTAAATCTCTTTAGGGGATTTTGTAAAGCTCTTTAGGGGATTTTATGGCTCTCAATTTTGATGATGCTAAGGAAGTGCTTGAAAGAATAGTGGTTTCCTATGGTGCTAAAAATCGAGGTGAACTGGCAGAACTCTTGTCTGTGCCGCTATCGACTATCAATAATTGGGTCACAAGAGGTAGTGTTCCAGGGAACTATGTAATTCAGTGCACCCTTGAAACCGGAGCGAACTTATCTTGGTTAGTGACGGGGAAACTTGCAAATGCAAATTCTGGGGTTGAGGCTGATTTTAGTCCTCGCGGTTTAGAACTGTACGAACGAGTTCTTAATTCTGGTGGAAAGGCCGTTTTACAACGAATGCTGGCCGCTTATGGCTTCACAATGCAGAAGCAGTTGGGGGATCTTTTTGGATTGTCTTCTGGAACCATCAGTACGTGGATTCGAAGAGATTATTTCCCGGGCGATGTCGTTGTAACCTGTGCTCTTGATACTGGTGTTAACCTGAAATGGTTGGCTACAGGTGAGGGGGAAATATTCAATGAAGCGATCCTTCATGGGCATCTGCGTGAAATGGAGCATCTCGAGCTTTTTGCCGGGCAATTGAAAAAGAAAGGTATGTGGGTCGCCGATAAGTCGCTTGTGACTGAACAAATCAAAACCCCTGCGTATGTTTCCCGAGGTAAGCATTCGTGGATTGTAGATATGGACCGTCTTGAGCTGTCATCTGGGGTGCTGTTGCTCAATATCGACAAAGACATTGATGTTTATAACGTTTCCCGCCTACCAGGAAATCAAATCAAAGCATGTAATGTTGATGGTGGTATTGAATTTACATGCCATCAAAATGAAGTCCGCTCTGAGGGGCGTGTAATTGTCACTTTGACTTCTGGTCTCTAAAACATGTCTGTAAAAAAAATGGCTTCGGGTGAGTGGCTTTGTGATTTCCGTGTTGACGGTGCCGAAAGCCGTCGCGTACGGAAGAAGTTCTCGACCAAAGGTGAAGCGGTAGCCTACGAGCAATATTATCGCGAAGAGGCTCAAAAAAAGCCGTGGATGGGGGAGAAGGAAGACCGTCGACGTCTGAGTGAACTGATTGAGCTTTGGCATAATCTACACGGCCAGTCGCTAGAGGCCAGTAAATCTAGGTTAGCCAAACTACATATTGTTTGCCGTGGTTTAGGGGATCCCGTTGCGGCCCAACTCACCGCCAAAGATTTTGCTCACTATCGCGATAAGCGACTGAAGGGCGAAATCGACAACGGCTATCACGCGAACCCCGAAAAGTGGATAGCCAAACCTATTACCGTTAACAGGGAGCAGCAATACCTTGTAGCTGTATTCAATGAGCTTAAAAGATTAGGTGAGTGGGAGCTGCCGAACCCTCTGGAAGGTGTCCGCGTTTTCAAAGAAGCCGAAAAAGAAATGTCGTGGCTCACAAAGCCACAAATTCGTGAAGTGCTCCATGCCTGTGAGTCTTACGGTAAAATTTACTTAACTCGTATTGTTAAAGTATGCCTTGCGACCGGCGCTCGATGGAGCGAGGCCGAACGTCTTACTCGTTCACAGCTTTCGCCACATAAGCTGACCTTCACAAAAACGAAAGGAAAGAAGAACCGCACGGTTCCTATCCCTCGGTGGCTCTATGACGAGCTGGCACCCTTGCAGGGGAAAATGTTCCAACCCTGCTATCAGGAGTTCAAAAAAATGCTCGCCCTGACTGATATACAGTTAGCTGAAGGGCAGAAAACGCATGTGCTTCGGCACACATTTGCGAGTCATTTTATGATGAATGGGGGGAACATTTTAGTTTTGCAAAGAGTTCTTGGGCATGCGAATATTCGTGAAACAATGCGTTATGCGCACTTTTCACCGGATCATCTGGAGGATGCAGCCCATTTAAATCCAATATCTGAAGATAAATGGGCTCGAAGATAATTTAATAAACGTCTAATACTACGCACATAAGTGTGTGCTTATTTCATACAGGCGCTCTGCTCTTTCATCGATAAATGATTGGTAATCATCAGCGAAAAGAGATTCGGGAATGATATGTGATGCTATTATTGCACCTACATTCCCTGTCATTCTTTGTCTGTATTCGCTAGGTCTGCTTCCACCAAGCATCCGGTTATCTGCTCTGGAAATAAAGCAAAAATTTGCCAGGCAGCTTTCGTTGTAGCTGTCCTGTCCTGAGTCTCTTAGAAATGCTTTTGGCATCAAATGATGGAACTCTTTTCGATTACATTCCCGGAGCTTTGCATCTAGTCCGATGTTAGTTCCATTAATGAAATTTATCGGGTTCGATTTTGCCAACATTAATATAAATGCGCTTGTTGTGACTGTGCGTAAAGTGAATTTTTCTTTTTTAAATCTATCTGCGGTGAGATTTACCGCGAAATCACCAAGCGTATTGGGCTGATTGTTTTTTAACTTGCCAATTTCATCGATGTCTTGACTTAAGTTTCTCATTGTTCCATGGCTATAACGCTGCGAGAAACTTACACGCCAAAACCATCTAACAATGGTTCTTCGTTGAGCGTCTGAATAGTTATGTTCTCTGTTTCCAGGGACTGAGAAAAACGTTGATAGTGGGACAAGAATATAATGGTAAGGTAGATTATCAATTGACTGAACGTTAAGTTCAGATCTGAGGAAATCAAGAGCTCCTTTTATTCCATTCACCACCTCACTAAACCTTGAACGAACATCTGCGCCATTTAAATTGACGAGACTTTCTGGTTGGCAAGAGTTTGCAAGGACGGCAGCCGAACATCTTAACAGTAGGCTGATATTATCTGATAGTTCAGAAAAGCCATAGGTTTCTAATTCTTCAATTAAATCTTCAAACTGATTTTGTAGTTGGAAATCTTCACTCCAGGTCCACGCGGAAAGGAGTTGTAAAGTATCTAAAGGAATTCCTTGCCTATTTATTCTCTCAAATATAATAGCTACTTTTTCTTTCTCGTCTGTTCTGAATGATTGTACCGGAATCCTAGCTTCTTTAAATACTGATTGCATCCCATCTATTTTTGCTGCTAATTCATCTGTGAAGTTTCTGGTTTTTTGACGATATTCAACGGTGTCAAAAAGGCAGTTGAGCGGGAAATGTTTAGATGGATCAACTTCTTCTGGGGATAGAGCTACAAACTGACTCTCCTGTACATCTTCTGCTTGCGTGTAATCAAAGTAGATGTCTTTCCAGCCTTCATCCTGCCCTCTTTGAAGTTCAGTTTGAAACACGCCGAAAATCGAAGTTATTCTTTGTTGACCATCTAAGACATAATCAATAGGAAAATCGGCTTGTGGCACTGGTAGTGTGAAGGGACCTAAATTGCGCTCTGTTTGAAGTGCTTCGTTAGTTCTCCAGTAAAGTAGAGAACCAAAAGGATAGCCCTTGTAGATGCTATCTATGAGGAAAGCAACTCTATCAGGATCCCAGACAAAACCGCGCTGGAAAGCAGGGATTCTAATTTGGCCTCGATAAACAGAGTCAAGTATTTCTCTAACTGTTTGATTGTCCAA